CGCCGAAATGCGCACAGAGAGTTTGGAAGCCCACGGGGGGATTAACCCCCCCCCCGTGTCTGACACGGCTCTGGAAACCGTCTCGGAAGGCTACTTCCTAGCTATTCTTTATCAGGAATAGCACTTGACTGGGGATCTAATGATCTCCCAATCAACGGAAGTAGCTTCGCTTGTACTCATGCCCTCTTCCTCTTGATTTCCACGAAAGTGGTTGTCAGGGTGAAGTCCGCATTGAATACGTCTGCCCAATCTAAATCAGAATCCTCTGGGTTCTCGGTAAACTTAGCGATAAGTTCATCGATTGCTCAGAGACCCTCTAGGCGGTTATTGATAACAACCACTACTGGGTGAAGCTGATTCAGGCTAAGCGATCCAAGCCCTAAGGCCGATTGATTAATAGGTCTACCCTGTCGATCTAGGAATTTGGTTCAAAAGTCTTCCTCGAAGGCTTTTGAATGTATTTCCCAGATCTTCTCTTTCTTCTTTCTGAAGTCCTCTATCAGGACTTCAGCTAGTACCGCTTCGATACGAGAGAAATCTCGATCGTTTCAGATGCTTCCCACCCTTTCCTCTTGAGGAGGTAAGGCAGAAAGTGTCTTCCGAGAACCTAATAGTTCTCGCGGTACCTGTGAAAGAATTAGGAAAGTCCGGCGGTGTCGTTGAGAAACGACCTGATCGGACAATGCTAATCAGGTGCTAGATTCCAGATCCAGTCCCAGATTTCTAAGACCAACTACAAGAGTGATGGCCTCCCTTTCGGGAGCCGCCGCTCAAGTACTGGCTAGTCTTCATGGGATAGGGGTGATCTCATCTTCCTCAAGCAGTAGTCGCTTAGCGATTTCTGCACTTGGAGGATTCGGATCACTTGGTACCCAGTGAAAAGATTTTGGTTGGGAAATGTTAACCCCAACCTCCATCATGATCGCTTGGTACCTATCGGAAACTTTCGTATTGAAAATGGCCACGTCATCGCCTAGTACGACGTAATCTCTGAAGGTAGAAATACCCTCTAAGAATGCGGAGTACTCGATGATGGCGTGGTGAGTTAGAGCAAAAACACTCCATGAGGATAATATCCCCATGGGTTGTCCAACCTTATACTCAACATTTCCAGTACAATGGAAGAACTCTCTCTCTGTCAAGAGAGATCGTCAGGCCTTAGCTCTGTCTTGACCTATCACCGACGATAGGAAGTCTTCCTGTAACATTACAGGAAAGCGATCCGTCGCCGAGGATAGGTCTAGACAGTGGATAGGCT